CGCCCTCGCCGCCCTCGCCGCCGTCGTCACTGTCGTCGCTGTCGCTGTCGTCGCCAATTCCGTATAACTCTTCCTGCTCTTGAATCGGTCGCCCGTTTGAAAACGTAGGACGGCACGTATATTCACACCGTTCCATATAATCACACAACGCGGAATAAGGACGCGCGCCGACTTGATAGTCTATTTGTTTACGCGACGAGAGATTTTGTTTCACCACCTGGTTCAATTGCGCGGCGGTCTGCGTATTGTGCTGGATATTGAGAAGACAATCCACGGCCGATGTGCGAAGCACGCGAGAGACTGCGCCGATTTTCACGGATTTAAATTCAGAGAGACGATACAAATAGAGGTCAATCGCTTCTATATCGGGATTTGTCAGTCGGGTTCCGTATAAATATAGCTCAACATTCCGTTGTGAAAATGGTAGACGCTTATGACTACAATTGCGAATCGCACGACCAATAATTTGCTCCAGCAGATTCATATTATACCACGGTTCCAGAATATGAACTTGACGAATATTCTTGAAATCCAGGCCTTCACTGCCCGCGACGGAGATAATGACGACTTTCACATTTTCACCGTGTGTATTCTCTTCGCTGGTGAGTGCCTTCAATTCATAGAGATTGTCGGGGGAAATCGTAGGGTCGCCGGTAATCACGGAATATCGCGCAGGACGAAAGGGTTGATTCGGAAACTGTATCTGGTGTTGGCGTTGTGGAAGCATCGTAATCGCGTCAATACTCGGGACGGGCTTACTGCGGAATAGAGACGAGTTCGCGCCAGCAGCGCTATATCGCGTAAAACCGAGCTCTTCTAATGCGAGTGCGATGGGGACAACTCCGCCGTCAATATATTGGCTATATGCGAGTATAATACCATCACTCGTAATGACACGGTCGCAGATATTCTTTATTTTCGCCGAGTATCGCCCAATATTATCGGGTGAAAAAATGCGCGCAGATGCCTTTGTCGTATTTTCGCCATTTGGCAACGTAAATGCGCGCGTGAATTCAGGGCGGTATTCAAAATTTTGCCGCATCGGAGGATTGCCCGTTTCTTCATACGACATAATATGTCGCAGACCTTCTTTCCCAATACACGCTGTAATATCAAATTCATCATTTGGATTATTTATATACTCAATGAGAGATGGGTGTGGATATACAATATTCAATGCTTCAAGAGGTCGTTGAACGGCCGCGTATCCGATTGTATCCATATTTTCAAAGGAAGGGAAATCTTCGGTTTCAACAACAGTGGTTTCATCAATGGACGCGCCAGGTGCGACGGCGGCGGCGGCGGCGGCGGCCTTTCCTTTTCCTTTTCCTTTTCCTGTACCTGCTTCTGCTTCCGTCGCAGACGCGGCCGCCACTGCCTTTTTTCGTTTCACCATCGCGGTCTTTTTATAGATATACATCGCCTTCATATCACTGATAATAAACCGATATGCGGCTTCTTGGATATCACCCGCCTGGGTCATATATACATCAATATGCTCAATTGGTTGGTCAATATGACGCCCGTTCAATTGGGTTCGTGGGTAACCCGCTGCTCCCGCTAACGCTCCCGCGAGCAATGAATGTTCCGGGGAGTGTTCTCTCGGAAAGATGCGATACGGAAATGTATACGGGTTCTCACCGCGCACAAATGAAACATAGCCAGTCGCTTTCCGAATCAGTACATCCTTGCCAATCTCTCGTCCATCCGAATCTACACGAAAATTTCCACGGTCATCAAATACATCCGCGATATCAATTGTAGCGCGTCGGTCATTTAAGTTCATCAGGTTAATCAACCAGACGATTTCCTTATAACTGTTATACATCGGTGTGCCAGAGAGAAGCAATAAGCGCACATTATTCACCTTTTGGACGATTTGAAAGAGAATCTTCGCCACGCGTTTATCACGATTGTCGTCAGTGATACGAATATTATGAACTTCGTCAATAATAATCAGTGTATTCGCGAATAATTTCCGTAACTTCACAACGGAAAGCGTTTCAATTGCGAGGGTCTCCATATCAGCTGCTTTGACGATTTCTGCTGCGCTTTTACGACCCTTTCGGACAGATGGCGCCGCAGCCGCCGCAGCCGCCGCCGCTTTTGCGCCTTTTCGCCTTACATCCTGTATCACCACATCATCCTGCGATACTCCCACACTTGACGCGTGCGTCCGCGCATAGTTTGCGAATTCATTATACCCGAAAAACGAATAATGGGATGAAATCAAACGCCGAATTTGTTTAATGATATTGTCACGCGTCAGCCCTTTCATATTCATCGGGTTGATTTCTTTGATGAATTTATTCCCCGTACACGCGCGAATATTCCATACGCCTGGCTCAATCTCTCGGAGTTCACGCTCATCAAACAACTGAAGCCGGAAATTCTCTTGGACGTTGGGCGATGCAATTACGATGATTTGCTGGGTAATCCCCATTTGTTTCATATAATCACGCATCTCCTCTGCCACGCTAATCGCCGAGCATGTCTTCCCCGTGCCGAGTCCGTGGTATAACAATAAACTATTATACGGAGTCTCTACCGAGAGAAAATTACGGACGAATTGTTGATTGGGTGCGAGTTCTATCTGCGCGTTACATAGAATCTCAGCCTCGTCTTCCACGCTTTTCGTATTGTCAACATCCATCTTAGTATCAAAGAACTCTTTACGAAGGGCGATTTTGGTATTAAAATTCGGGTCGTTAAGCGTGGGATATAGGCCGTCGGCTACGTCTGTGGCTCCGCCTTCGCTATCGCTGCCGCTGCCGCTGCCGCTGCCTTCCGGTAGAATTCCAATATTATGTATTATCATCTCTCGTTCAAGCAATTCTTTTTTTAAAAGAATCTTATTAAACTCTTTACTAAATGGGTTATTGATTTCTTCGGGTGAGAGGCGTCGTCGCCCTTCTTCTATATCGCGTTTCATTCTTTCCATATTCTCTCGGGGTCTAAGGACGGCAGCGGCACTGGTAGCGGCGGCATTCGCGACAGCAGCGGATTTCTTTTTCGCTTTTATTGTGCGCGTCGGTTTTTTCGCTGCCTCCGCTTCCTCCGCTGGCCCCGGCATCACCGCAAGCGCAGCAGCAGCAACCGAAGCCACGGACAATTCCATCGGCACATTTTCGTCATCTTCATTGATACCCTGATTTTCCATTGTATCTTAGAATCAGTTATCCTTTATATAACTATACGAAATAAAAAGGATACGATGTACAAATCAAAATATTCTATAGCGGGACAATATGTTGTCTATTTTACGAACAATTCCAATCTTTTCTAAATTGTAAGGTCGTATCGCACGTATACATTCTTCAAATGACATCCATTTCATAAGACCAACCTCCATAATGTCGTGCGCCTTTTTCGGTTTCTTATCTAAATCCACCATTGCGAGGAAATATTTCTGCTTATAACACTTCATATCCGACCCCATAAATATCTCTTCAAATGGGGCAATATTTTGTATGACGTTCTCGGGAATAATGTCATAACCGGTCTCTTCTAGACATTCTCTCAACGCACACGGCAGGTCCTTTTCATTATAGTTCCGTCTTCCTTTTGGAAATCCCCACTCCGTCTCCGTCCATCGTGTTGGCGAATCATCAATAAATTGTTGGAGGTTTTTTACTCGCCCATCTTTTGTTCGTATTCCTCCAAGGACCTGACGATACTTTTCAAAGGACACGTGTTCTTCATTTTTATACTGACTCCCGCGTGTATATTCACCCCATAACAAACGCCATAACTGGTCAAAGGTAAGCCGCATCAAATTCGCCTTCTCAGATATCGTCATTTCATCAATAATGCGCTGGATATACGCTTCATCATTGAGTGAATATTTACCGCGTATAAAATCCACGAATCCGAATGAATCTCTGCGGCGTATCATAAGGAACTCGGGGCCTGATTCACCACATCGGAACGCAATGACGCCGATACTTGTTATTGGTGCGCGGCAATTGCTATACACGTGATTGTTCCGATTACAGTTATTACAGAAATATTTATCTGCGGCGGATGTGGACGCCGTGGACGGCGTTACTACTGGCGCGTGTTTACGTATTTGACCAATCTCCAAATACGATAATGCGGATTTAGGATTATTTGTTTTTACGGCGGTGGTGGTGACAGCCTCGGCCTCCGCTACCGCCATCGCTTCGGAACCGTGCTCATTTGCTTCCATTACTATCGTAATTCTGTTATTGTTTTTATGTCATTTCATTGTAGGCATATGTTAAAATTAGACGCCAAGGTATGGGGGCCGAAATACTGGTTCGTTTTAATGACTGCTGCGGTGAATTACCCCGATCACGTCAATGACGTCACGCGTAAGAAATATTACGACTTCATCCAGAATTTCCCGATGCTGATTCCAGACCCCGAAATGTCGTCAGAGTTTGCGCGGATGTTGGATAAGTACCCCATTACACCTTATTTAGATAGCCGCGAATCGTTTATTAAGTGGGTCCATTTCATCCATAATCGCTATAATGTTCTTCTGATGAAGGACGAGATGTCACTACACGACGCGCTTGAGAGATACTACCTCCATTATCGCCCGAAACCGATACAGATCCTGGAGGAACTGAAATATCGGGAGAAGTTGGTGTATTTACTGGTGGTGGCGGGGCTGGGATATGCGGCGTATTATTACCATAACCGGTGAACCGGTTTATTCCGGTGAAGGCGGTGGGTTGTGTATAGTAGACGATGTATCATTCGAATTATTCGAATACATTATATTATGAATATATACATAATATAAATTACAATCAGTGGTAGTAACGGCCGGGTTACGATGTCATCCAAAGGACATGTAATAACCGACGAAGAGTATAGAAGACTTATGTTTACCAATCAGTATAAATTGGATTCAAACGGCAATCTTATAATCATACCCCAGATACGTTGATGGTAGAAGGCCTCGCGGGCATGAACCTGGCGAATGTCACATCAAATAATGTGCGCGGCGGCAAAAGCAAACGAAAGAATTCGCGTTCTAATAAACGTAAAAATAGACGCGCTACCAAGACGCGTCGGTATAGAAAATAATCACATTATTTACGCCTCACATTATTTACAAAATAATCACATTATTTTAGATGTATTATATAAAATTTAATAAAATATTATATGATATGGTAAAAGCAGAGTATATCGTTTTTATTGTAGCTGCATTCCTTATTGTAAACACATACTATGATGGGCGTCTCACGAAAATGTTTCAGAGCAATCAAAAATGGATGAAGATTGCGATGTTTGCATTCGCGGGTCTCTCGCTCTTCCTCTTTCTACGCCGTAATCCGGAAAACTCTAGGCAATTGATGTTTCACGCCAACGATATTATTAAGTATATGCCGATAAGCAAGGGGACTGCGGATATGATAACGCCGTTTTTTGATATGACCGGGGTTTCGCCCCCGAACGACGACGGTCAAACGAGCGGAGCGAGTGGCGGAGCGAGTAGTGGCAGTGCGATTGGCCGCGCGATGAGTAGCGCGATGGGAGTACAACCGTCGTTCGGGGGCGGCGCCAGCGCCAGTGAGCGCCGTATCCTCAATTCCGGCAAGAATTCTAGCAAGCGTAGTGTTAGCGAAACCAAGAAGAAGTATGTCGCAGCACAGCAGGGTTGGAAATGCGGCGACTGTCAGCGTCAATTGCCCGCGTGGTTTGAAGTAGATCACGTCATTGCTTTAGAACACGGGGGGTCCAACCACGTGGATAATTTAGTCGCTTTGTGTCGGGATTGCCACGGAAAAAAGACGGCGATGTCGTTTCTCTAGAAATGCGATGCGAAGGCCGCATTAATATATCTTATAATTATAACTGGGTGTCGTTATATTTATAATGGATGCTACTAAAATAATAGAATTTCTACCATTTATTATAATTTCCGTAATTATACTCGTCGGATTTTTTACGTGGGAAGTATTCACAAAGCACATTTCCGTATTTGTATTATTCATAACAAGTATTCTATTTTCATTATGGTTGTATAGTGGAGATATTTATTCGTATATTGGGTGGAAAAAAGCCGCGGACGCAGCGGGAGGCGGCGATCCTATACTACCTTCATCTACACCCGAGTCACAGATATCTCCAGAAAGTATGATTTGGGTTGTTCTTGGAGTGATTCTACTTCTCGGATTAGGGCTCGTTCTTGGAATGACAAGTTATAAAATCGGAAATCGTATCGGAGAAACGAATCAATCCAGTATACTTGAATATATCAGTTACGGATTTCTTGGCGCCGGAGGTATTATTTTAATTTCTGTTTTATGGAAGGCATTCGGCTCAGGGTCGTCGTCATCAGAGTCGGCCACTACAGAAGATAGTATTTTTCAAAGAACTGGTTTTAAATTAATATCAGGTTTAGTTCTAGCCGCGATTGGGATATTTATTCAGGTTCGTTCTGTCAACATAACTTCAACCCAATCTCAGCAAGTCAATCCCGCAGCAGCAGTCGCCGGTCCAGTTTCAAATGTAATACTAAATGTCGGTCTTATTTTTCAGGTAATCGCAGTATTAGCAACACTGTATATGATGTATAGTTATAAAATGTTTCATCCGGATAAAGATTCCGGTATGTTATTTAAATCCGCTCGCTATATTTCGTTTCTGTTATTGTTTATTGCGGGATTTTTATTTATCGCGACGCAACAAAAATGGATACCTACGGTTTCCGGTATTGAATCGGGTTCGGACCAAAATAATATGTTTGGGTCTCACGGCATCGTGTATATGGTTCTTGCGGGAATCTCTCTCATTGGCGCACTGGGAAATATAGATAAACTCACTGCGTTTAAGATTTTCGGGTATATTGTGGTCGCGGCGTTGATATCCGTCATCATTTGGAATTTTGTAGAATTGAACCAACAAAAAAACTTCAATTTGGAGGAAAATGATAAAGCAAACGGCAATGCGTATTATCAGCAAGTGAGAGATGAGGTATTGAAAGAACTCACGAAAAATGGGGACCTGGCGAATAAGAACCAGACAGAATCCGAAGAAATTGTTAACGCGAAAATAGAGGCCCGTGTAAGTCAACTGAATAGATCCAATAATGAACCCATTCAAATCGTGAATAATGTATTACTCGGATTGGCTGTAATCATCACGATTATTATCACTATCTTCTATTTTGCGAAAATGAAGGTCGTTGAATGTATGACACTGCCGATTGGGTTTATGAATATATTCAAGGGAGAATGTAAAGACAACAATTCGTTCAAAAATAATACGAAATTGGATGAAAAATTCAATAACGATGCGGCAAATATTGAAAAAATGACGGGAACTGATTGGGATGATGTGTTGGATGAACTTGGGAAAGACACCAGTTTCATAGATAAATTGCCGACACACCTCGCAAGCGGCTCGCGATTTAATCCGTTTTTGTCAATGATTCTCGTCATCGTGTGTATTTCCATCTTATTTACAAAGGTGACGACATCTGACACCACAATGGAGTGGATTGCGAAATCGTTTCGGGGAGATATGTTTCCGCGTGTCAAAGAATTATTGGACACCTTTTTCATCATCTTCATTGTCGGATTGTTCATATGCGCGATACTCTTATTCCCAAAAGTAAAGGAAATGAATGTTGGCGGGTTAAACACCATTACGAAAATCATTGACTCCATACAGGTATGGCAATGGAAAGAACCAAATAAGAAACCAGATATGTTGAACTGGATAGGAATCATTGTTTTGACGTTGTCTATAGCGGCTATCGGGCTGTCTTGGTTATGGAAATATCTTGCTGAAAACGGGGGCGCCTTTCCTAAAAATATGGAAGTCGTTGTCGCATTCGTCATTATTTATGCGTTGTGCTGTCTTCCCATTATTTATCATTTGATTGGTGGCGGTGAGATCCACGAAGGGTTTGCTGACGACAGTATATTGGTAAAAGGCGTGCGAACCCTGTTGACATCTGTTTATTTGGTTCCGGTATTTTTGCTCGCAATTTTCAAGTTGTTGATTTTCGGCGTTGTTTGGGTCATTGGTAAAATCAGAAACAGCCCAGACCTCACTGCACCACTTGAGAAACAGACTGCGTTTTTTAATTTTACAAAATGGCACGCTGCGAAAGACGACGCCGACCGAGGAACTGACCTTCGTTTATTTGGATTCGGTAAAATCCCTATACCGGCGGATGTAACGGCGGCATCAGCGACGGCATCAGCGACGGCAGCGGCGGCAGCGGCGGCGTCAGCACCAGCGGCAGCACCAGCGGCAGCACCAGCGGCATCAGCGACGGCACCTGCGGCGGCGGGGGTAAGCCAAGAACAAACAAAAGTCAACGCAGTCGGTAGCCTCATCAAGGTGATTTTTATCGTGATTGCTTTTGTTGTCTTGATACTCGCAATCATATACAGTGTATACAAAATTGGCGCAAATAACAAGTCAGCAGATGAATCGGCGACGGCTAATGGCGGGTTCGTCGCGCAAATGAACTCGCCCACTGCACACACCATTTATGTTATTATGGCCATCGTCGCCATCGCAGGGTTCGTCGCCTATCTCCGAGATAAATTCAAAAGCGCAAATGCGGATAAATCGCCAGAAGACTACCTTTTCAATGACGTCAAACCAGAAGACGCCAATAGCCCGATGCGCCAACTCACATTCGGAATGACGCATATTATTTACATTGTATTAATGATTATTGTTTGGGTGTATGACCGAGATGTAGACGATAAGAACCGAATGTCGGTTACAGGTATGACCGTGTTGGGTCTCGCCATTCTATTCTTTCATTACGGATTAGAGTTCATTGATAATCGCCTACCGAAAGAACCGGGCGCAGCAGCGGACGCGCAACCAAAAATGGCGCCGATGACGAACCTCCTCGGTAATATCCGCTTCGTTATGAACACCATATTCTTCATCGTGTTGTGCGTCCTCGCGTATTACAAACAGCACAGTGTGATGGTCGCACTCATCGTGTTTATGTTCATGTTCCATCTCACGAAGTCCATCCTTGGACTGAAATTATTAAAGTTATTGTGGGCGTGTATTATTTATATTCCGTGTCTCTTCTTGGACTTCCTCCAAGGGTCACAAAGCGCGGTCGGTGATACGACGCGCCCCATCTGGATTATTGTCGCGATTGAACTCTTGCTTATCGCTATTTTATATGGCGGACCTTATTTGCTGAACTATATCGGCGCATCCGCCTCGCAAATTGTCGCAGCGCCAGTCAGTCTCAAACAATTATATGACACGAATTTGACGACGCAAAGCCCGACCATCTTCATTTATCATAATACTGGCGTGAACCGCACCCCAGAAGATAAGGCCGCGAATTGCCCAGTAGAAGAAAAAATGCGCTATCATTATTCCATTTCAGGATGGTTCTTTTTGAATAATAACGTCACAACGAAGAATACCGATTTAGAGATATTTAATTTCGGAAATGTTCCGCGAATGACCTACAATCCATCCAAGAACGAATTGAAATTGATTTGCGATGTGATTACAACAAATAATGAAACGAATAAACTTCAAAGCATTGAAATATACAATTCTAGAACAAATTACAATGCGACGAGTTCTACCTCGGGCACAAAGAGAACGAAGATTCAGATATTAACCGATAACGAAGAACTAGACGCCGACATCCCACTTCAGCGATGGAACTATTTCGTCGTGAATTATGACGGGAAAACGATGGACTTCTTTTTGAATAACAAGTTGATATTTAAGAGTGACTTCATTATGCCGAATATTCAATTGAGTCCGATTACAGTAGGTAGCACATCTGACAATCGTGGTCTTAATGGCAGTATCTGTAATTTCGCATTTCACAAATACCCGCTCACAAAGGAGCAGATTCGCTGGACGTATACAATGTTGAAGACGCAAAACCCGCCGATGATTGGAATGCCGACAATTGAGGACGAAGTAAAGGTGGCGGGTACAAATACGTTGTATTCCCGATGAAATGGAATGGAATGGAATGGAATGGAATGCGCGAAGCGGAAGCGAAATGATTATTATATGTATATTATTTATACACTCATACGAACATGAATTCAAAACTGGTTCTCGCAATTGTCGTTATTCTCCTTCTATTGTATGTCATTTACAAAGCACTTACTACAAATTATACAACTTTAGGAACCATGCAAAAATGGGCGACAGCGACCACAATAACGGGAAGTAATCTACCCTCAAGTTTCAAGGCGAATAGTGCGGTTTCTATCTGGTTTTATATTAAGAAATGGGTCAACAATGCCAAGGTGATTGAATTCACAAATGCGACATCCGGCATTTTTCTGGTCAAATTTAAAGAAAACACCAACACCATCGAGATTTACCCCACGTCAAATACCTCTAGCACAAATGACTGTTTAATCGCGGATTTCCCTCTTCAAAAGTGGGTGAACCTCATCATCAGTTTCAACGGTTCAGCAATGGACGTTTATGTAGACGGTAAGTTAGTCAAATCTTGCGTTGTAAATATGGGTTCAAAACTTAATGAAACCCAAAAGATCACTTTAGGCGATGCCACAAAATTAGAGGACGTAGGATTTATCACCAATGTCAAACTGAAGGCTGCACCAATCGCACCTCAAGAGGCGTGGGATATTTACTCGCAAGGTTTCGGTGGAAGCCCTTGGAGCGACCTCCTCAACAAGTATAAGGTGAAGTTAAGCTTTATCGTGGATAATCAAGAACAAGCAAGTGTAAGCACGTAAGCGAAGCAGCGAAGCAGCGAAGCAGAACAATCCATTCACAACAGCAATAATGAATGAATTGTTTTTTTATTTGATATATATAGTACACAGCGCCTGATTATATAATGAGCGATAGTAGCAACGACGGTGGTGGCGGTGGCGGTGGCGGGTTTTTAAGCGGAATATCATCAAGTTTCTCAAAGCCAAGTGACGCAGGTCTATCCGGGTCTAGCAGCAGTAACGGCGGTGGGTTCGGTCTGCGAGAATTTATGGAATCCAATAGTCTTGTTGCCAAATTCGCATTTATTCTAATGGTATTCATCGTTTTTTCAGTAGCAGTCAAACTCGCTATCATCGGATTGTCGTATTTGATGCTTCCGTCAATGTCACCTTATGTATTGAATGGAACCGCGAACACAGAGGATATGGTGATGACGGTTTCACAAGACCCATCACAAAAAGAGTCTGTCTTTATTGCGCGCTCTATGAATGAAGATGGTGGTTTAGAATATACGTGGTCCGCATGGTTTTTCGTAAATCAGGTTCCACTTGAAAAGGATAAATGGTCCAGAATCTTTAGCAAAGGTGGAGAGGGAACCAAATCCACCGTGAACGGAATCTATTACCCGAATAATGCGCCAGGATTGTATATCCAGGTTACAGAGAATGTACAGGCGACGAACCCGGACAGGCAGGATAAGGGTGTAAATGTCTCTTTGATGGCGATTGTAGATGTCACTGGAAAGGAGGAGTCAAGCGACAAAAAAGAGAATTTACACGAAAAACTCATTGCGACAGATATTCCGATGAAGAACTGGGTAAACGCTGTCATCCGTGTGACCAATAATGTGATTGATTTGTATATCAATGGCAGGTTGTCCCAGCGTCGCAAAACCGCGGGAATCCCTCTTCAGAATTACGGGAAAGTGAATATCGGCGAAGATAAGGCCAAGAACAGGTTTAGTGGGTATATTTCCACAATTCAGTATTTCAATTACTCTATTGGTGCGAATAAAATCAAGAGCATCGTGGATGAAGGGCCCAATATGAAGATGATAACCAGTGCGGGTGGTGACACGTCCGGAACGAAGAATGTCGGATCATATCTTTCCAATCATTGGTATATGCGGTAATATTTTTTTACATTTACATATCAGCAATCAGCAATCAGCAATACGACGATACGTGTAACAAAATATAATGTCTGGAACACCGCCTATTTGGACACCGCCATTACAGCAGGATTCAGAAAACAGCGATGTTTATTTTAATATAACAAACGAGAGCTCCGAGACAACCAAGTTTAATGTATATACGTTGAATTATTCTACTACATTTCAGCTTATATCCGGCACATATACGATACCGGGCGTTCCCGCAGGTGTCGGGCCGAGAGATACAGATGTTCCTGTGGAATTACTAACTCGGCGCGGGACACTCATCGGAGTCATTCCGTTGATAAACCTATCTTCCAATAATACGCGCACACCCATCACATTCGCGTTTCCAACAAATTCTTACGCCATTTCGGTTGTTTCATTTAGTAGAGACTATTATGTCATTCCACAACCATCGGGTCTCCCGAATAATACTGCTGGACTGTATAAAATATCAGGTGCCACAAATGTGCGTCTTCCTTATAGAAATGCGCTCGTGATTAACGGTATCTATGATGTTTCAGGCGGATATAGCTTTGACCAGCAAAACGTTACATTCCGAATGGAAATCAATCAGGCTTCATATGAACCGTCTATGTTAGGCGACGATACGGTTCGTTTCGCTAAAAAGACGATTGTAGTTCCGCTTACATTAACAAAGGCACCGACGAGTATCGCAATTAAACCGTTCACGGGTGATGGAAGATATACGATACCCGGTTCCGACGCGAGTGGAGTTATCACGCGCGAATACTTAGACGGGTTTATTGATTTAAGTTTTTCACAATTTGCGACGACGGACAGAAGGCGACTCGTGGATGGTTCGCTGGATTACGGGGATGTCATTTATTATTTGGGTTTGACAGGACCGCGTACATTTGATTTTTCAAATAATAATATCGTAATCAACGACAATAAAATCGTATTTAAAAAAGTAACGGTGTTGCCCAATGGCAATCATATTCATATTCCCATCAAGTTTCTTCAAGAAGAGACCCCTATGTATCAGCGGTCGGAGCAAAGAATCGGCGATACGGTTACCCCGACCATTCATCTCCAAATCAACAAATCAACACCAACATTTGTCGGTCAAATTCCGACGACGAATACGGCTGACCCTTTCCAAGTGTACCGTTTACCTGATTTGAATAAAATGACAACAGATGTTTCGTTCATTATTACACCGCCTCTTTCCAATAATACCGACTCTTCTTCCGATTTTTTATTCTCGTCATCCAATGAAAGTTTGTTACAAATACGAGTCTCTGGTGGTATCGGAACGGCCGGGGGTGCAGTGTATACCGCATATATCTATGGATCCGGGACCGCGACAATAACGGTAACCCAGCCAGCAACAACGAATTTCAACCAAAAAATCGCATATTTTGACGTGAATATCTTTGAAATAACACCTGCCATTATTAATTGTAACACCAATTTATTTTATACCAATCCATACAATCGCGAATTCTGGACACGGTTCAAACCAGAATGCCGTTCTTCCGATTTGGTAGATAGCAGTGGCGCCAAACTCACTCCGACACAAGTGGACGAAGTCTACGATATGCGTCGTAAGGCCGAAATCCTGAAATACAATAAAAATGTGGGCGGATTGACAAAGAGCCAGAAATACGCGAAGGCGGCGCGTGGCGAATTAATGCGGAAAATCGGGAATGAAGCGAATTATTTGAGTGGAGTAGGCGGAAGTGCGTTTACATTGACGTGTCCGACAACGCCTGCGAATCGTCCCGTGCTTTGCGGACTTACGACGGCGTGTGGCGTTCCAGGGAAAGAGAGGTTGTTGTGTTATGACCCATCGGTGAACTTATACAATTATAAGAAAACATATGAATATAAAGCCGGGCTTCAAGTCACCCTGAATATACCGACAACAATTCTTACTGAACCGTTGAATTTTCGGATAAAGAGTGAAAATGAAATTGTTCTTGACAAGATAACGCTTGTATGGGACGCACCAGAATCCAATGGCGGATTTCCCATCACGGGTTATGTTATAACCTATTCCAAGGATAATAAAACATGGGCGCCGTATAAAAGCGTATTTCCGTATAATCCCGCGACGGCAGCCAAGGCAGCTGGTCTCATTGCCGCGGCATCTGCCACTGCCAATGGTGCCAATGAGGCCGCCGCAGCTAGTGCTGCAAAACTCGCCGAAGATGCCGTCATCAAGGCGGCGACCTATAATCCTGTATCCGGTGAAATCAACGGAAATTCGGTTGTCTTTGAACGTATCCCTGGGTCAGTTGAAATCCTCGCAAATACGGTGTATTATCTCTCGGTGTTTTCGGGAAATGTTCGCGGGTTATCCAGTGTCCCGGCAACATTAACGGTGAAGACCTCGTCTGTTCCGTCTATTATCACTAGTTTCGGATTTACGAATAGTGATGAGCGTCAGAATTTGATGGTGGATTTAAAATGGACGGACCCATTGAATACTGGCGTGGCGGCGGGAGGGGGATATTATGGTCCAGCGATTCGTCAATATAATCTTTATTATCGCAAGATACCAGATACGACCTGGACGAAACAGACATTAGACATTAGCAGTATTATTTTAAATGGCGACAGCGGGGGACAGTCTAAGCGATACATCTTACGTAACCTTTTAAATGAAAACAAATACGAACTGAAAATAGAACCCATCAATTCGGTGGGCGTGGGCGCCGAATCCGCCATCATCACTGCGCGAACATTGATGAAACCCACCGCTCCTTCCGGAATCTTGCTAACTGCGAAATATGGTCTATTACCGCCAGTCATATTAGACGTATCCGGGAATTATATCAATGTCGTCTGGTCCAAACCAGATACGGGAGGTAGTCCGATTAAACTTTATAATATAACAATTACGCCGCCGCCATCACAATCCGGTTCAACTGGATCCACGTCAATTACTGTTCCATATAATGTGTCTATTACGGATACACGAACAACGTTTAGTGCGGATATTGGAAGAATTGGCGCAAATACAATAGGAGTTGGAGACTATTCTATAACCATATCGGCGTTTAATGGATACCTTTATAGTAATGAAAGCACAGTTTCAGTTCTATCTATAAAACCGAATTCGGCAAAACCAAGTATATACGCAATTGAAGGAACGTATACATCATCTGGATTGTCGTATGCCGAAATGACGTTTTATATCCAGATCGAGATAGCCCCAAATAGCAAAATTACAACAGTTCGGATAAATGGATTAAATACTTCTTATTCCACCGAAGTGAATATTTATAGTCAAAATTTTTCCGGACTGTCTGGGGTAACCGGAGAGCATAAAATTCGTATTCCCGCGAGGTCTGCAGGACGAGATGTTATCGTTGTTGGAACGACATATTTTGTAAGTGTAACGCTCGTATTTACTGGCGGGTTGGAACAGACGAGTGAGTTGTTCTCATATACTCCTGAAATTAAGTATTTGACAACATAGAGCGAGCGAGCGAACGAGCGAACGAGCGAACGAGCGAATTATTCTCTCAGAGTTGGGTTTACGCAAATATCGTGGCGTGAAAAGGTCTCACCCGACATACATTTATCACCTGCCTCTACTTTTACACAACTTCGGAATCCGCGGTCTTCGCCGATATAACAGTATCCGGCCTTACCAGCTTGATGCTTTTGCGTAACACTTGTGCTGTCATCTGCTCGTGGCGATGGACCTGAATAACTGCGGCTGGCTTTATCTAAAAATGTATATTTGGTGTCATCATTCACGAATCCCGGTTTCTTATCTGAACTGTTGGACATTCCTGGCGGGACGGGTGGTTGATGGGGTGCTTTCGGGGCTTTCGGGGCTTCGTTGTCGCTTTCGTTGTCGCTTTCACTGTCGTCGCTCTTGTCACCTCCGTCCGCGTCCGAGGATGGCGCAACCGGCTGATTTGTGATACGAGAGATAAGTTCGCGCCCTTTATTTTCCATTGATTTGAAAAAGGATTTTAATTTATCACCCACAGCACCCATTCCTAAATGAAAATCTTTGTTATTTGATAAACTCCCCCACATAAACCATACAATTACAATAATAAGAATGAATTTAATCAAGGTTGAAAATGAGAAGAAACTACTGCCAGCACCCGAGTCGGCGTCGGCGTCGTCACTACCGATATCAAGAGAAATATCCGGCATTTCTTTAAATGTTTCTTTCGCCTTATCCTTGATACTTGATAATATACCAGTTTTCTCCATCTTGGCCCCTGACGATAACCCACTATTTACACGTTCATTGTTCGTGGGTGCGCCAAAATTCGTGAATTTAAAAGTTGGAAGCGACATTGTATACTATATATAACAGACATTATTCGCTCCGCTTCGGTTCCGCTTCGGTTCCATTCCATTTCATTTCATTCATACGGGCTATATTTCCGTGGCTGCGCTTGCTGCGATGTTCCCGCTCCACCGCCACTACTACCCCCGTCGTCACCTGTTTTTCTCACAATTGTATTCATCGCATTAAGTGCTTCAAGACGCTTAATCGTGCGTTCTAGATCACCATTTTTGTCCCCTTTATATCCCGACGCCGAAAACAGATAATCAGTATCAGGACTAATCTCGTGTTGTTTTATTTGCTTATAAATCGCATTGATATTCTCTACCGCAGTTTCAATGATGAGACGGTCATTTATCATTTCTATTCGGCTGTCGTATTCTGTCGTCAGTAATGAAATCGCGAAATAAATAAGATACCTACGTTTTTTGCGGACTCCTGGTGTGAATCGCACACAGTATATGCGCAAAAGGCTATTCACGATTTTATGAGTAAGCGGCGAATATTCGTCGGATTGGTTGCTTCGCGCAATAATCATATCCCATATCATCCAAATCGGGTCAAATTGAAGCTTATCGTCTACAGGAATATGGGACCGTCTCTCGCATCGGCACGTCTCTTTCTTTACTTTACAAATCGTCTCAAACTCTATAATCCATTCCACCCAGTAGCACGCAAGAAGTGTATTTTTGGAATCTCGAGAGATGTGATACGCAAATTCATTCATTGCAATAAAAATCTCTTTCGGGTCCCTCTCTCGGAAAAACTCATGTGCGTAATCTATCCGCGGCGCTTTCAGGCGTTGGGACATTGTCGCGATATCATATTCCTCTTTCTTTTTAATTTTTACGCTATCGTATTTATGTTGGCGCTTTGAGTTACATAGAACACAAACCATTTCCGCAAAGAGCGCTCGCATCTTCGGGTGATTTCGCAGCCGGATCTCGTTTCCAGTATAACCATTAGAAATAATGGATTTAAAACTCTCATAACGCATTTCAATATACAGTGGTAATTTAGGATTGGCTAAATGGATATACTTGCTGACAAATGTTATAATGATGTCCCATAATTCAAGATAATGACCGGAGCACACGAGTTCCGCACTCCAATAACACGCGGGTTCTATTTTAGAACTAGATAGACTATTCAGCAGTTCTTTGCGCACATCAGTCTTTTTATAAGACGAAAAGGTGATTCCGCGAAAATCACTCTCGCTACGAATGTCGTTGATTTCGGTCGGGTCGGTCATCCATATTACTATCTCCGCGGCTTTTTTTCGCGTGATAATAACGATAATAATATTTTATAATGAAATACTAGTATACATAGACGTAGCCGTAGCAGTAGCAGTAGCAGTAGCATCGGAATAAATGACATCAATTTACAAATCATTTTCAGCATATATTCAATCCTTGTCACGATGGGAAATACTTACGTTTGTATTGATTCTATTGATGATGATATGTTTTATTAAGCGCGACTTGTCGGTTCATATGGAGGGTTTTGAACAGAGAGATAAATACAAGGTCTATGAAAATAACGACATCTATGACGATTTTTATGCGGATATCTATGATGAACTCTTCATTCAACCCAATAAAATAGAGGCGGAAGTGGACGAAATCATCCATATCACTGGCGCGCTAAATGGCAATGACACGGAAAAGAAAAATTTCAAAGTAGGTGACCTAGGATGCGGACGAGGTCATCACGTAGACCAATTAAAACATAAAGGCGTGGTCAACGTTATTGGATGCGATAAATCGCCGGCGATGCTTCAGAATGCGAGAGATATGTACCCTTCATCTAAATTCATCCAGGGAGATTTTATGAAACCGATGCTGTTTAGTGAAGAAGAGTTCAATGTGTTAACGTGTTTCTATTTCACGGTTTATTATGTAAAAGATAAACGCGCATTCTTCCGTAATTGTTATCAGTGGTTGAAACCAGAAGGATATCTCATCATCCATTTAGTGGACCGAAACCATTTTGACCCAATTGTTCCTGGCGGAAAACCGTTGTTTCTTGTATCTCCGCAGACTTATGCGAAGGAACGCATCACGAATTCTCTCGTCAAATTCAGGAGCTTTCAATACAAATCGGATTTTACGGTACCACCGCCTGCGAAGGGTGCGAAGGGGGGGGCGACGAAAAATACTGGAGAAAAAAATATCGGAAAGTTCGTGGAAAAAATAACGGACGATGCGACTGGAAAAGTTCGGGAGAACATTCATACATATTATATGCCGACGAACCGAGAGATGCTAGAGATTGCGAAGGAAGTAGGATTTACGGTGACCGGGCAGGTGGACCTCGTCCATGTTCTAAATGAATATCAGTATCTGTATATATTGAAAAAGGCCGCGTAGCTGCGTAGCAGT